CTCAACTTCCGTCTCTTCCGGTTCACCCGTGCTTCCGTCTTCAGCCCCACCACCGCCCATGGGAGACTCATCAACTGACTCCGTCGCTCCACCGAACATCGACGTCTTTGTTCGCGGCTTAAGCTTTAGATTGAGCGCATGAAGGTTCACATTTCCGATCCTGCCAGATGCGGCGCCCATAATATCATCGTCAACCATCGATTTGATCGCGGTCTGAATCACTGTGACTTCATCGTCTGTCAATGACAAGCTTCTTGCCATCTCCTTCATTACGAAAACTTCGCTGATCTTTGTCATGACGTCTTCCTGTACTTCTTCACAAGAAGCTGCTTAAGCAATGAGACCTGAAGAGGTGTTAGACCCGCAACGAACTTGTCAACTTCATCCTCGATCTTCTCAAGATAAGTGTCTCTTGCAGAGATCGCCTTTGACAAGTCTTCCATCTTGTCTAACACACGTTCCTGGACAGTGACAAGCTCAGCTCTAAATAGCTTCGACTTCTCTGGGCTCGCCTTCGTCAGCGCAACCTTCGCCTGATCTGATACTTCGATCTTCGGCACACCTGCTTCGACATAGATGTAAATCGGTTCAACTGCGACATTGTCAAACGTCGCGCTAAAAGCAAGGTACGTCTTTCCAATTCCTTCGTCTTTCTTGACACCGAAGCTCTTGATCTTTGCGTCCTTCTTCACTGCTTTGTTGATCGTGTTAAATGCACTTTGAAGAATCTGTTCAGTCCTCTTCTCAATATTTTTCTGTAGCTTCACGAACTTGCTATCGCCAGTCAGCACCTTAGAAGAGACCTTTGCGATATAGTCATCCCACTCGCTTCCAGTCTTTTCTTCACGGAAAAGTCCCTCGATGATACACTGTGATATGATCGCTCTATGGAAGAAATCCTCAGTGATGTTGCTTCCAGGTCGCCTGACGCTCTCGAGCATCATTCCGATAAGCTCTGTTCCTTCCTTCTTTGTCTTCTTTGTCTTCTGAGTGAGATCTTTTTGAGTGACCGTGCCCTTTTCCTTGTTTGCTTGACGTTCCTTTTCGGCACGTTTCTTTGGATCTTTCATCAAGCGATCGATCTCATGACGCAATCTTTTCAATTTCGCTGGATCTTTCGGAGGATAGCGCGCAAGTTCTGCTTTCTTTGCACCCATCTTCGTCGGAAAGTTAGCAACAGACTTTGCAGCTGATTTCTTTCCTTTGTTAGGTGCATACAACACGTAGCCACCGCCGCCGGCCTTCTTACGAACGACTTCCTTTACCTTCGTCTCAACGAGAGATCGTATGGCATGTTCTCTCATCATCGATGCGACAGTGTTAAAATCACATTCGTCTAGCTTTGATTCAACGATTTTTGACACTTCTTCAGTAAGACTCATGAAATATGCGAGAGCAATACCCTCATTTAGATCAGAGTTCAAAGAAAGAAGTTCATCGACTTTCTTTTTGCGTTGCTTGATGCCAAGTGGAACCTGAAATCCAGCCCCTGACGCGGCACCAGAACCTTCTTCTTTCTTTTGAAGTTTTTCGTCATTCATTTGAGGTCAACTCCTCTACAAGTTTCTGAAACAGCATCATTTCCTGGACAGATTCTTCAGATGCAGAAGAGACATCGACGTTCGAAAGCTTCTTCTTGGCTTCGTTCAATCTGTCCCTCATCACTGAGTCTTCCTTTATTTCTTTCATAGAATCAGACTTGTGTAACTCGATAGCAATTCTACGTTTTTCGTCAGAAAGATGTGCAACAAACTCTTCGTTTTCACCTGTCATCATGCAACGCATGTATTTTTCGATCAATGTTTTTTGATCTCTGTTCAACGAAGAGCCATATTTCTCTTGAAATTTCTTCGCAGCAATTGCACATACGAGACTATCAACTTTTTCTTCAGAGTCTGGTCTTTTTTGAGGTTGTTCAAACGTCATGAATTTGACAAGCGCTTCCTCAAGTTGCATGACTTGAACACTTTCGTTGATCGTCTTCTTGTCATGGTTAGCTTTGCAGCTGTCAACGACCATTTGGATAGACGCAAAAAGTCTGTATTCATTGATTCGATGTCTAGAAAAGAAATCTTTTCCAAATGCGTAATTGATGTCCTTGATGAGATTACTCTTCTTGACATCAATCTTCCATTTATCCAAACGTGAAGCATGTTCTTTGACTTTTGCAACGACCTGTCGTGCAACTTGCTCAGAAACACCACGAGTAGTCTGAATGACGTCAAACAAGTCTTTCTCTTCACGAAGAGAAGAACCATCAGCGTAGTAGCGAGTTATGATCTCGAGTGATTTCTTATATCCCTTTTCATCGTGATCTAGTATCTGCGTCGCCATACGACGTACTAAAAATTCGTAAATCAACCCCGAATTTCTTTTACGATTGTGTTTAAAATGTTTCGCAGCCATTATTCTTTCTCCAAGTCGTTCGCAAACAACACTCTGTATTCCATACCATTTTTCTTTGCGAATTCTATAGCTGATTTCACTTTTGCGTCAAAAACATCTTTATTTCTTACCCATCCTTTGACTTCTTCGATGATTTTTCTTCCGTCTTCTAATTCTATTAGAAAATCCGGTAAATACCTTCTAATTACCCCACAAAGCTCGTATTCGATAACAATCTTATGATTCT